TCAATTCGATGATAAGGTCACGTCCTTTTTCAGGGTCAGTGATATCACCTTTGTTTCTCCAAATCGGAATGATTTTATCCAAGATACCATCATTCTTATAGTTGTGTTTAAATCTCCAAAATTTAACCCCATCTTCCTCGTTATCACGGTCGATAACTTTAACGATGTAAAATTTACGAGACTTGTATTGTTTTGCCAATTCTTTGTCCGATTCTTTACCCGTAGACATCAACTCTTCGTATACCTCATTCAAAGGTGAACGCTCGTTGTCATTTTTTCCTGGGTCATAGAATTTGTTCCACTGACCACCAACTTGAATTTCGTGGTACCATGCTTCTTTGAATGGTGAAGAACCATCATGTGTTGGGAGGATACGTACTCTACGTTGTCCTGATTTCTCTTTGTCAGAGAGGATACAAGCGAAATACTTTTTCATTCTTTCGTCTTGTGACATTTTACTTTGGGCCCCGCCCCCTTGTTGTGCTTTTTCGTACTGTGCCAATACGGCGTCTAATGAACTCATCATGTTTTATATATTTAAGTTTAATTTGTCTTACAAATATAGTCTAGTTTTCCCACTTTGTCAAATAAAAAAAGGTCACCTTTTGGGTGACCTTACATTATTTGTTGTGTTTGTTATTTGTATTTGAACTCGTCCTCAAATCCATTACCTTGGAAAGAATTCTTAATGTCATTAACATTGATGTCAGTCACGTCATCAGGTGTTAAAACATAATCATTTTTTCCCGTCTTTTCCATCTCTTCTGATTTGTCATCAAAAAATTGTGATAATTTTTGACTATAAGGATATGAATCATACGTTCTTAACTCCAATTTTTCTTGTGGAGTTTTTTCACGATACTTTTCGATTTTGTTTTCAAGAGCGTTTAACTTATTCATAATTGAATCCATCTCACCCAATCTTGATTCCAATTTGTTTAATTGACCAAACAAATTATCAAAGTAACTATCTTGTTTTGATTGAATATCTTTCTGAGCGGTAACTAATTCAGTTATGTCTAATTCTTCAGAATCAGTTTCTTCTCCACCTTTTTCTTCTGAGTTACCCTCATCATCAATTTTTTCAACGTCAGGGTCATTCTCCACATCAATAGGTTCAGGAGCCGCTCCTGCTTCAGGTGCTGGTGGAGCCGCCGCATCACCTGGAGGTGGTGGGGGAACTGCCGCTGCATCTGCAGGTGGTGGTGGAGGTGCCGCGCCCGCATCAGGTGCTAACGCCGCTAAATCATCCGCAGCTGGCTCGGTAGCCTGTTCTAAAATATATTTGTTGATACTTCTGTATCTTTCAATTTCACTTAAAATTTTTCTGTCTATACTCATTTTGTTAACCGTTTAACAATTGCTTTATACCTTTAGATGTTTCAACTCTAACTTTTCTGTTGGCAGTTGTTTGGTGTCCAGCTCTTTCAATAAGACCATCTCTTTCTCTTACAGTATAACAATCTCCTGTATCCAAGTCACAAACTTGTTTAGTTCCGTCACCATTATCTTCTTGTGAAAATCTTGTAGATTTACCAAGGTAGTTGTCTAATGCTGTTTTAATGTCCATAATTATGTTTCTATATAAATATATCGTTATTTGTTAAATTATAGAGTGAATCCAAATTGGAAGAATTGTGTTGCCGTACTATTTTCATTTGGTTGTTGTATTTTTCTGGCACTTATTTTCAAAGTACAAAGTACTTTACTAGTACCCTCTGGAATATCAATACCTTCATTATCAAAATAAAATAACACATCTTCGGCGTTTAATATATATGTAGTTTCATTATTAAAGAAATTATCCATATAACTAGAAGGTATTGTTCCTTCACCTAAAATAACTTGAACGTATTGATTGTTTGATGTTGCACTCATTTTTACACATTGGTACGTCAATGATGGTTTTGGAGCGCTTAAGTATAACCATTCAGCATTTCCTACAAATCCTCCAGGTATTAATTCAGGATTGATTTTTACTGTAAGTTCATTAGACGAACTATCAAATTCCGATACCATAACCACAGGTCCTGTTTGTTGCGGATTTGTATTACTATTTGGTGGTACTGATGGAGCGACTGTTGGTGGTGCCGCAGAAACTTGTTGTGGGTTATAAGTAAATGTTGTTGTAGTTGAGCCACTACCATAAACCCCACCTAATGTTATTACATTATTTTGTGGTACCGTAGTATTACTAAACGGAACAATAACTACCACATTGGTTTCACTGTTAATAGTAATTCCTGTTGTTACCGTAACCCCATTTACCGTAACGGCCGTTACGGAACCTAAATCATTACCAATAATATTAACGATTGTACCTGTTACACCCGTTAATGGTGTGAATGATGTGATGGATGGTGGTAAACAAACTACTGGTGGTGTTGATGTAGTATTTTGATTATTTGTTGTACCTGTACCTCCACTAGCAATTTGTTGCTCTTGAGCAGTGTTAGCTTGTACAACTGTGTTAGTCGCATCACCATTTAATTGTACTCTATTGGCCGATTTTAAACCATCTTTAACTGTTTCAAATAATGTTGTATACTCATTTTGATTTTCGTCAAAATATTCTGGTGTTATATTAGGATTGTCACTTGTTGCAGGTGTCCAATAACAAACATAATATTTTGGTAATCCTAATGGTGCATTACCATTTTCACCAAATAAAATACGTCTAACATTTGGTGTTAGTCTCGCAATCATGAAATCCAAAAATTTATCAAGATTAGTAAAATTAGCAATTGGTGTTGGGTTGTTTGTTGAATTTGAATTTGATACCGATACACACGAAGCTTGTTTTTGTATAAAGTACTGAGTACTTGGTCCCCAATACACGCTTAACTCAACATTAGCAAAGTTATTATTATAACCATAAAACTTGTCCTGATTAAACGTTTTAATGTAACACATTAAGTAAATAAGGACTTGTAAATTCGCATCACTTGTTTTCGCAACAATTGCATCGGCTAATTCTTGTGGTGTCAATCCAGTTGTGATAGATTCAACAAAATCTCCCCAAGTAACGTAGTTAGTATTTAACGATAATGTACAACTATTAACCGCGGCAGCAGTATTTTCACCTATTTGTGAAAGAAGCGCAGTTTTATTAATATTTGTAATTGGTTTGTTTGGTATGTTATCTTTTTTCTTTAATATCGCAGTTTCAATCTGTGTTAATAAGTTTTGATTTAAACTTTGTAATAAATTATCAATAGATGGTAAATCAAAAATACCTTGTCTAATACCCGTAAAATCTGTTTGGAATTGTCCAGGTTGAATACTATGATTAACTTCAGTAATCAAATAAGGTCCGTTAAACATTGGAACGTGTCTTAAATTGAAATACATTGTTGGTTGTAATAATGCATTACCTAAAGAAATTACACGACATTGATAACTCCTTTTCTTATATAAATTATATAAACCAACGTTTTGAGTTGCAACATTCTTACCATTAGCTTGGTTAACCATATCGATTTGAGTCTGTATGGACTCTGAGGTTGCCTTACCACTATCCATTGAAACCTCAAACGAGTAGAATATATTTTGATTTCTAGTTCCTATATCAACATTAAACCCAACACATTTATTTGATACCGCCCAATCTTTTTTACCAATCTGATTTTCAATTAATGGATTTTCAGATGCTCTTCGTAATTCAAATGAATCATCTCTAAACCTTGAATTGCCCTTAGGTAAATCTAATTGAGCCGACGGTAGTCCCGCATAAAAACAAACAACTTTTGGACTTGATTTTCTATAATCAACATCTAAGAATGTTCCCCACATATTATCAGCAAACTCTAAAGAACCTTCAGAATTTTGTGAAAGAGTTGTTCCATCCGCATCTTGAACATTATAAAAATTAACATATGCTGGTAATGGCATCACATTAAATTTATTCTTAATAAGAATTCCACTTAAAAATGTGAATACACTCATTTCCATATTGAACGACGACTCTTCAAAGGTCTTATTCCCTAACAGAGTATCTTTTAGTGAGAAGATATCAACTAATAAAGTATCACCAATGTTTCTTGAAGCTCTGTCCAAGAATAAGAAATCTTCAAATAACGTCTTACTCGAATAATCACCACCCGCAACCCATTTGTCATTTAAAGCTTTGAATACCTCATAATTTTCAACTTTGGACTGTTGTCCATCAATAACACTTTGTATTTTCTTTTCAGGTAACTCTTGTTGATTAGGTAAGGCAAGTCTAACTCCCGCTAATACTTGATTTATAAATAAATTTTGGATTGCAGTTGTGCCGTTCAAATAAAGTTGTATTCTAGATTTAAACTCATCGCTTGTTAAAGTTGGTGTTAAAAGTTTTTGTGTTGCATATTGTTTTATTAATTGTGAACATAAAACAATGTTGTCAACATTAAACTCAATATTATTATCAATAAAAAAATCCGTAATATACGAACCTTGATTAGTATATCTCAAGTTTTGTATTGTTGAAAATCCAATCTCGGTTTCTAACGCCAACCATTCATCAGGATACTGAGCCTTTGATTGTGCTAAAGTTATTGTTCCGTTACTCGAAGGTAATGTGTTGTTAACATATGTACCAAAATTAATTGGGTCAACCACAACATTTGGTCCGTTGTTTGACGCTATAAATGAATCAACAACTCTTCTCTTATAATTTGCAGGATTACCATACTTTAACATTACATCATACTCTAAAAATGATTTGATTGTATTTGAGAATGACGTTAATTGTGTATTACCTAATGTGTTAAAATATTCTGAATTTGATAATCCTGTATTTGCATTTACCGTCATTAAACTGGAAAACAAATACTGAAAGTTTTTAAATACCGCAGTGTTATCGACAGGTGACTCACCAATAGGTACACCTACTTGTGGACCTAAATCAATATCCGCAATTGGTTTAGAGAAATTTAAAAACTCTTGTTCAAACTTGTCTAAAATACTTTTATCAAAAACTGAAAATATTTCTTCAATGTTTGAATACTCATCAGTAATCAATAATTTAAAGGCCGATTGTTTTGTGTTACCTGTTAATATTTTATTAACATATTTTTCAGGACTTGGTTTAACTACTTGTGTGTTATCAAAATAACCGTAATTTGGTGCCGACCACAACATTCTTACCGAACCATTATAAATTGATGGATTATTTAAAAACACCGTACCTTGAACATTATTCACCAACAACTCAGCATTTATTTGATTTATTGGTGAACCAAACGAAGGTATTATAAAATATTTACCACTTGTAGTATTTTGGTTTGGTCTACAATTACCTGATAAACTATTTAAATCCATAACAGTATCAGGTAAAATTACTGACCAAGTTTCAATTGTTGTTATTTTTGGAACACCACTTAATACATCAATAACTGAATTAGTTGGGTTAATGTTTGAATCTCTAAAATTATAGACTTTCATACCACCACTAATACTTGTTTGGATTTCTTCATCGGTGTAATCAACATATAAATCATATCCATTATAGAATACGTTAAAGTCGTTAATCACTTTAGGATAAAATCCTGTTTGCATTTTTGGGTTGTTTACGGATGTCACATTTTGTAATGTAATTTCTTTAACACCATCAAACTCAAATTTATATGTTTTTGTATCAGAACTAGTAATTGGGTCAAAATTAACTTTGTAATCAAAATTAGTCCAAGCACTATCCAAGAAATCTACACCAGTTGTTTTGTAGGTTTTATACCTATACCAAATAGAACCCATCTTTAAAACCCAAGCGTATGGCATTTTATGAATTGCACCAAACTTTTTAAAACAAGATGCAATGTAATCTAAATCATTTGGAGCATCTAATGTTTTATACTTTTCTTTTAAGGATGCTAATGGTAATGAATTAATAAACAAATAAGCCGCTTGAACATACGGGTATTTATCTTTCTTTCTCCAATTATAAACACCATTCTGAATAGCATTTACCATGTATGGTGTGTTTAACATGGTAGTTGTTGTTTCAGTCGTAATATTATTGATTGTCCTTGTGTGGTAAACATACCCTTCAGTTGGTACGAACTTATTAGGGTCTTTTCTTGTATCTAAAAATGTTGTTAAATTAGTTTGAACAATTTCAGAAGTTGGGTCTGTGACTGTTAAATAAGAAAAATTTGTTACAGGTCTATTTGTTGTATAATTGTAAACACTATCAAAATTTGAAATAACGTTACGTTCTTTAAACACTTGTAATACTTGAGTTGTATTATATACGTTATTATTTGTGTTTGTATCACTTTGAGCCATATTTGCAGAAACCCAAGTTGGGTCTGTAAATGGGTATGTATCAATAATTAATGGGTCATTCGATGCGTTTTTAACTAATTGTTCTAACGCTTCATACTTAGCAGGGTTTTGAGGTTCTTTACCTAAATCATTTGTACTAAGAATGTTGAACGAATTTTCTGTTAAATTTCTAATATATGGTGTAACATAAAAATCCCTAATGAATTCTTGATATGCCCTACCCGTACCTTGATTAGAAAAATTAAATAAAGTTTCTTCGTAATTTTGGGCGGTAATGTTATAGTTCTTAAGTTTTAAAGTTAAGAAAGGAGAGCTAATCCCTAAACTCGTAACAATGTTAGTTGTTTCTGAACTCAAAACTAAATCAGTTAATTGGTTCAACTGATTTGCATTTGCTCGGATATAACCTGAATAATTAGCGGTTAAGAATTGTCTTTCCCAAATTTCGTAAAAAAATTTAACCTCCTCTTTATTAACATAAGCAATACCATTTGACGGGTATTCTATTGCATTTATATTAATAATATTTGTTGTTGCTTGACTATCAGTTGGAACTTGAGCTATTGGAGGATTAAACCTTTGAGTGATACCTCTCATATACTCTTCAACAAATTCAACTTCAGGCCATTTATCATAAAGATAACCTTTAGTAATATCAACAACTGAAGGGTCTGCAATATATCTTAATTGAAAACGTCCTTTTTTATCATCAGGTGTTTCAACAAAAAATTGTGGCCAAGGATAAACAGGAACTTGACTTGTAGATAACCCTTGATTTTGATTTGAGGCTTCCTGTGACTTTTTAACATTTTCAACTGTATCAGTACCAGGTGCCGATGAAGGATTATCTAAAATCGCTAATTGTCTAACAGGGTCATATTTAACATTCCAAGCATTTGTATGGACCTCATCCATTAAACGAATAAATGCTTCTGCTGAAGCCATAATAACCGCACAAACGTTTCTTACCGTCGGTTTAAATCCAAGACCAATTTTAGAGTCTTCTATTTTTCTTGAAAAATCCGCAGTTAATATAGTTTCGTAATCTGTTAATTTTCTATTCGCTTCCGCTTCAAGTTGATAAATTAAATTTTCAAATCTTGGTTCAACTTGATTTGTCACCGTATTTGATTTAAAAATAAAAAATGGTGTCTTAACTAAATTAACAGAACTTGATTGGTTTGAAGACGCCACGGGATTTAAACTTACCTCAAGAATTGGTGTATATAGTTTTTCCAAATAAACTTTAGTTGTTTGCGTATCAGCGGTAGTTGGCGCTAATATACCTGTTTGTTGAATTGTTGTTTTAGTTAAGTCAATATCATCTAAATTAACATTAATCAACATAGTATTATACGTTATTGGATTTTTAATTGGGGACTTACCCGTTGTTCCAAGAGTTGGGTTTTCCGCCAATAACGTATTAAATTGAGAAGTATATCCACTTAATAGTGTTCGGGCGGCTTGTTGTCTTACAGGGTCTTTTAATATTTCATCTTTAAATGCATAAACATAAGTACCATTTTTTAAAACAATTGGTCTTAAATTCATATATGTATTATACCAAGACGTATCAGAACCATAGATTTCGTTATAATAGTTTTTTAAAGTTTCTTTATAAGCCCTAATATTAGTGAGTGGCTCCACATCAACTTTAGTGTACGAATCAATAATAGTTTTTTCAAAATTTTCCAATGCATTCATGAATTGAGCAAATGTCATTTCAGGAAAATCAGGGTCAAGTAATCCTTTTGCTTTATACTCACTATAAACCTCAATTACTTTTTGGTAACCTTTTTCACTAACAATTTGAGTAACCACATCATTTGAGCTATTACTCGCCTGACCCGCAATCGTATTACTTTGTTTTGTGGTTGACTCAATATTTTTGTTTCCACCCTCGGCGGACGTTGGCGATTTAGAAATATCAAATCGTGTACTGTACATGTGTGGTGCCGCCAACAAATGTCCCATAGATATTTCATTGAGTATATTGAACTTATATCCAACAAACTCTAACTGAATTTGGTAGTTCCCACTAAATGTGTTAAATGATGCATGGAATGTTTTTAAGTTTAATTGGTACTTAATTGCCTGTCCGTAAAACCCTTTAAGTGTTAAATAAAATGGTGGGTACGGTAAATTAAAAAATGCGGCATAAGGTGAATTATCACCTAATTCAAACAAGGCTTTACCTTGAATATCTTCAAGAAGAATTGTAACTTGTGGTACAAATGAACTATTAGTTCTTACGTTAATTGATGTTATTCCTAATAATCCATTATCGGTAGATACATTTCCAGGATTATTGACCGTAACTCTATCATATGGTTTTGTTCCATCATTTGGTGCAATAGTTTCAATCCTTGTTTGATTATTACCCAAACCATTTCGAGTACCTTTACCAGTTAATTCATCATAATAACCTGAAGTTAAATGTGTATTTTCTGTCGGTCTTAAAAAATTAATTTTAGCAACAGAAATAACTCTAGCCCTATCTTCAGGACTTCCACCAACAGCTAACTTAGTTCTTGGTAATACTTCAGCCTCAAGGTTGGCAAACATAACCATATTTTCATGGTCAACCAATCTTTCACTAATATTACCAAACGCATCAATAGTTTTATTTGGGTCAACAACAATAATGTTATTGTAATCAAATTCCACTAATACGTTTCCACTGTTGTCTCCTGGTCTGTTACCTGCCATAATAATAGAAATAATTTTCTAAAGCCGCTTTATAGTCTTGTAATGAAGGTAGTAGTGGATAAGGAATAATCAATACCGCTCCGTCGAATATATTATTTTCAAGACCTCCAAATTGAGGGTTCGCTTGTAAAATTAACCAACCAAAATATGGTGAATTATAATATTCCTGAGATACCACATCTAATCGACTACGAGCAACTTTATATATGTAAGACTTATCAGTTGGTTTTTGGGGTAATTGCACAAAAGGAACAATGGTTTGTTCACCATTAATTAAAAAATCACTATATCTATTCCAATATTGGTACGCCATTAGTTAAATTTTGCCTTTGAGATGAATACCTCACTAGATACCTCATCATTCCATGTTTTATTATTTGTGTTTTGGTTTTCAGTTGCACCTAAACCTTTAATCAGTGCTATCTGTCCATCAGTATTCGCATTCTCAGTCGTATACGTAAATAACCTTTTTTTCTTTAAAGTATATGGGGTAAACTTTAAGAAATTTTGTAACGTTTGTGTTTGCATGTGTTTAATAAACTCCTTAGTTATATCGTTCTCATTCACAAATGCAGGTTTAGCAACATTAACCCAATATTCGTTGAATCGTGCGGTTAAATTATTTCCGTTTTCAGCACTTCCAATAATACCTTGATTACTAATTATATTACTAATCATAGCATTTCTAAAGGTTTCATATTTTTTAGTGTCTACAACATCATCAGAAATAATCATATAAACCCTTCTAAACGGTACGTCAATAAAATTCGAAAAATTACTAAATGGAATAAATACTTTTTGACCTTCAGGTAATTTATAGTTTGGTGGGGAAACCAAAGTTCCTGTATATGATGCACCCCCAAATGTAAACGGAACATTTCCGTTTGTAATTTTATTAAATTCAGTAATACCACTCTTAATTGCTAATATATCGTTAGCCAATTCAATTAAAGTATCATTCGCCCCTTGAGAACTTGGGTCGACAGTAGTGGTTGGTAATATTGTATATGATGTTACATTACCTAATTTGTCTTGTTTACCATCAGTACCTGAAGGAGCTGGATATCCTGACGGATAATAAAGAACTGTATTTGCCCTTGCAATATATCCAACATATACTTGTTGAACATTTGTCATGTCTTGAGTAATCGTTGTTATTGCATTTTGATATGTTCCACTTTTTGTTTTAACAAAGTTTGTATAATTTTCTTTAAGTTGTCTTATAACTTTATTTGAAAAATTATATTCAGGTTTACTAATAAATTTAATAAATGGGTCGTTTTCATTTTTAATGTCTTTCAATAATTCTTCGGTAATCACATTAATTCTACTTTCAGTGTTGTTTGGTTTACCAAACATGTTTACAGGATTATTTTTGTCCGCTAAAAACGCTCCGTCAGTATAATTTCTTTCTAACATCCATTGTTGACGTAACGCATTATTGTATTGGTTAACACTTTCACTAATTTTATTAACTACTGTTGTAAAATACGTTTGAGTTTGTTCCGAGAATTTATCCATAAACGTTTCATAACTAATACTACCTGTTTGTCCTGTAGAACTAATACTATTAGTTAATATAGTACCTATTGTATTTTCATTAGATAAACCATTATTTGGTTGGGCATTATTTATCATTGGTGGAACAACACCAGATAACGCAGCAAATTGTAAGAAATCTTTATCTAATACTTGATAACTTGTATCTGTTACATCTGCTCTATCATCATAAATTTCAGTATTAGCATAATAATTAAATGTCAGAGCATTTTGTAATCTATCTACAGACTCTTTCAATCCACTACCACCAACAAAGTTAAATTGCATTGTAACTTTAGCAATCATAGGTTGAACCCCAATACCTTCAGGGTTAATATCTAAATTTTCATAAGCCAAACTTAAACTTGTTGGGATTATCTTTGTATTATAAAAATCACCAATTCTTAATATAAGAACTGGAGGTGCCCCAAATGCTGTGTTAGTCGCATTATTATATTCTAACACATCTTTACCACCAATTGATTTAACTACAGGTATTGTATCACCTGGTCTCATACATTGTTGTAAGAATGTTAATCTTGTATTTAATCCCTCAGGCGTTGTTGAGTGAAATGCTGGTTGGAAAAACTTCAATTTATCTTTAAGGTTGTCGAATACCATTGGTGTTTCCTCTTTAATAACCTCAAAGTAATCACATTCTGATAATAAAGCTCTTAACACTCTTTTTGTAATGTTATCTCTAACTACCGCAACATTTTCAACTGTTGTTTGTGTCTCAGTTGTTGTCACAACATTACCCGTAACAACTGTGGTTTTTTTAGGGGGTAATATAGGTTCAGGTTGTTCTAAATTAGATGTTATTTGAGATATATATGCTCTTCGACACGACATTGCAGGTGTAGTGAAAATATCCTTTGCACCTACTTGAGTATCCCCTCCACTAGCTTCACCATTTTCATCCGAACAATTAACAGTTTCTCCAGGTGAAAATTCGTACGGTGCTGTTGTAGTTTTAGACACTAAAGGTGTTGATTGGGCGATTTCACCAAATCCATTTCCAGCAACAACAGATAATCTTTGTTCTTGAATATATTTTTTAGTTGCAGGGTTTTCAGCAAAAAACTTAATTACCGATTCAATTCTTCTGGCTGATAATGATTTATTATATTCAACCGTCTGAGGTGCAGAACAACTTGAATCAATAACCACCTTAATTTTTAAAGTTGGGTTGGTATTCATTTGTTTTGCCAAGTCAATCGCCATTTCTTGAGCCACTTGATAGTTTGGCGTTACCACCGTATCAAAAAATCTACCTAATTGTTCACCATTTGATTTACTTTCGTATAACGCAACATTTTCAGGACTTGTATATCTAGTATATTCTTGAGAATAATTTGGTGATGTACCTCTCTTTGGATAATCATTACCAAAATAAAATCCAATTTGTTGGTACTTTTTCATAAAGTAATCCGTACTACCTTCACCAGCCCCACCTGAACCTGATACACCACCACCGCTATTATTTGCCGCGGCTTCAGGAAGTCCTGGTGGAATGGTATTAATCGCATATTGCATCTGCTCTCTTGTAAGTTCTTTTGATGTAATAGCTTGTTGGATTTGGAACAAATCGTTTGGATTGATTGTGTAATATTTTTTTGCTAACTCATATAAGTCATATTTTCTACATCCAGCAAAGAATGAATCCAAAATACTATCAATTCTTGGTTTGTTAGTTTCGTTAGCTAAAACTTTATTCACAATAACATTTAATACTGATGGGTGGTCAACTACAATATCCCAAGTTAAACTACCGCTTCTACTTGTATTTTTGTATGTATAGATTGGTTCAGGTCTTCCAATAAAATCATTTGGATTCCAATTTGCTTGAACCGATTCATTGAATGTTAAATTATATGGTGGGAACCACATAACTCTACCACCGTTAGGACCTCTCTCACACACCGCCAAGTCTGAAACAGAATAACCTGGTGTGTTAGATGTTGCCCAAGCTAAATTCTCTAATGAGAACATATATTTCTTGGCATAAGCATTATTCATAGACCCAATAATATTTGTTGAGTCTTGCCCACCTTCTTGTTTGTTTGGTACGATATTAAGATTATACGTCTTATCTAAAACAGACCAAGCAAACCTTCTACCTTCAGTTGTAATACCATCAGTCTTTTGTAGGTCATTGTATTGTAAATAAGGAATATCTTTGGCAAACACACGACAATATTCAGTTCCAACTTCTTGTCCAATCGCGCCAACATAACTTAATACTCTTGAACCTTTAGTCATCTCTTTATATCCATCATTGAATACTTTACTAACTTGGTCAATCGCATTACCCGCATGTTTTAAACGGTTACCACCTTGAGGTTGGCTATCAATAATTCTTTGGGTATCGTCAAGAATTGAACCTTCTCTAAATGTTCTTTCTGTTGACTCGGTTGAGTTGTATGATGACGGTTTAAAGTCTTCATCATCGTTTGTAATCTCACCACCAATACCAACTTTCTTACCAGCATTACCTTTATATTTTGGAGATACCCATGTGAATCCACCTTCAATACCCCCACCATTACTGTAAGTTGGTCCGTTAGCCCCAAGTTTAATTTCTTTACTTGGTCCTTCATATAACTGAGCCAACTCTTCAGGACCATAAACAGGTGATTGTTGTTCATAACCAAACGCATTGTTTGGAAGTGCCCCTGATGGAGAGAATATTCTTGAAGGGTCAGATGTTGTAGAACCAATGTAATAGTTGGCATTGTTTGTGTTGGTACCAACAAGAGCCCCACCCAATCTATCAATTAAAGTTCTATCGTAACTTGGCTTATATTTGTTAAAGTTTATATTCTTAAACAATAACGATTTTTGACCTTGACCTGTATTTTCAAAAAATATTTGAGAACCAGTCTTACCCGCTCCTAAAAGATTACTAATAAGTTTACCACCCGCAGCTAAAGGATTACCCAATAATGCTTGTTGAATTGTAGTTGGTTGTGGTGGGTTAATACTTGGGTCCCAATACGAACCAGGGATTGTTGAGAATGGTACCTGACTACCCGCCAAACTTAAGGCAAATTGAGCCGCAGCACCCAACGGGTTCGATGGTACCGTAATGTTGTAGTTAGGTTCAATTAATGGAACATTACCTGTTAAGATATTAACAAGGTTTGTACTACTATTAACATTTAAGATGTTTGCCCTACCTAAAGTTTCTCTAATGATTGCTCTACCAATTCGGTCTTCAAACTCTTTCTTTAAAGTTTTTGCACCCAAACGAGCAATAAATGAGTCGGAACTTAATAAACCATTACTACCAAGTGGGTCAGGATTTAATAATATCGATACTGAACGATAAGACGATGGATTGAATGTTGGGTATGGTTGACCGTTTGGTGGTCTATCTTGGTCAGGTCTAACAGTTTCTAAAGTTACTACCGCCTCACCAGCATCAAAGTTATTATTACTTGAATAAGCATTTAAAGGTCTCCATAGTTGAGTTGCTGCGAATCCTGAATCAACAATGTGAGCATCTTGTTGTCCAGGTCCATACTCACCTTGGTTAGAAGTCGTATTTAAATTACCTGTTAAGTCAGGAGCAAATTCATATCCTCCCTCATTACCCCATCTATTAAGTGGATATTGTTTGTCGGCAAAAAATGTTGTGTCTATTAAGAAATCGGGTGAATCAACAGGTGTTAAATCTTGTTGAATTACTTCGTATGTAATTGGCGGGGTCGCAGGACTTGGTGATTTAGCATAAGGAACTAAATTACGAGTCATCAGTTTTTTTCTGAATCCTTCGGTGCTAATATAATCTAACGGACTACCCATTTAAATCTTTACTAATAAATAGGTTGATTGAGTTTTTTTTATCATTGATAAGTAGGAACACCCGCACCTTTTGTATCTTTTCCAAGAGTTGCAACATATTGTTTAAATCCTTCACTATTGAAGATTTGAGTTAATTGTTGTTGTGTTAACCCATTTGCCCCAACAGGACCGTCTATAGTTATTTTAATATTACCAGTTACGTTGTTTGTGACATTAGTTGTTTTTGGTTGAGTTGTTTCTATTTGTTTTGAAACTTGATTAGAAATCCTTTCACCTAAAACATTTGACTCACTTAAAGGTTTTACTTGAGCCTTTTGTTTAACCGCCTCAACAGAAGACTTTAAAGGTGAACCAAGTGCTTCCAAAGTTTCATTTGCAAATGCCCTAAATTCTTTTTCAATTCCACTACTTCCTTTAATATTTTTAGCACTGGCTTCTAAAATGTCTTTAAGCGCCTTTGCACCACTTTCACCTAATGAATTTGCACCGTTAATAACAGTATTTTCTAATTGTTCAATTTTTTTAGTGAAATCAGCGTCAGATATTTTACCAGCGTCTTTTGCAGTAAATAATGATTTCATATCATTAATTGCGTTTGTTACGCTTTCAGTAACTTTAGCACTTTCGGGAACAGCTTTATAAACATCTTTTGATAATTCTCTTAAAATTCTATCCGCCCCATAAATATTTTCACGTACTACAGGTGTTGCTGCAACCCCATACGCAACTTTAGCCGCAATTGCCTTAACATTTGCCGCCATGTCTTGTGCGATAGTTAATTGACTTGATTGAATAGCTTCAAGAGTTTTTGGTCTTTCTTCTTCCCTTCTTTTTATTTCGTCAAATTGTTCTTGCGTTAATTCACTTAATTTCTTTTGTTCAACAATACCCGTCTCATCATCTTTAAGTTGAACGACATACTCACCATCCTTCATTGTTGCCATGTTGGCCAACAATTGTTTGTCCTTTTCATCTTTAAATTGTATTTCAGGACTAATTGCGGATAACCTCTTATCTAAATCGGCAGCAGCTATTGCCGCTTTACTTAATTCTGCAGCTGACAGTCCAGTTTCTGCTTGAAGTTCTCTAAGTGTTAACACACCTTGAGGATTTATTCTAAATGATTGTGTTTTTTCATCAAATTCCGTAAATTGTTTTGCCGCGTTAATAATACTATCTTGTAAACCTGATGGGTCATTAATTGATTGGTTCATTAAAGCAAACGGGTCCGCCAAATTACCAATAGAAATACCTAATCTTTGGAATCCTGCAGCAGTTGCAACCGCACTTTCAGGGTCTAAAACTTTATCAGCTAAAGTAAATGTCTCTTGCATGTCAAACCTTAACATTGAAGCTTGAGCTGCCATTTTTGTTAAACCTTGAATACCACCTTCAAACTGATATCTATTCATTTTGGACATGTTAGCCTCAACATCGTCCATTACCATATCAGCATTTAATCCAAGACTTTGAATATATTGAATTGAATTTTCAAGGTTTGTACCTATTTGAGATGTTTCAATACCTACCTCAGCAAATTTGGTAACTAATGTACCTACATCAGTACCTAATATTTTGTTTGCCGCATATAATTTCGAAACTTGTTCTTCGGTCGCAATTACATTTCTTTTTGACCCTTCCGCAATCCCCTCCATTGTGGCCGCCGCAGATGCAGCATCACCACCTAAACGAATTACTCCTGCAGCAGACCTTGAAATGGCATCCCCCAATTCGTCCATTCGGGTTCTGCCCATTAAAAACGCTGCGTTCAGTTTTTCGGATAAATCAAACATGTTATCCATAGCCTTGGCCGCAGCCTCTAAAGGCGATGCAAGACTTTCAACACTCTTTTTTAATTCATCTATTTCTTGTTTTGACGGCATCTAAGTTTGGTTTCTATATAAATAGAAGAAGGACTAATTTTTTTAGTCCTTCTGATTATCTTCTATCCATTTATTAAGTAGATATTTTCTAACAAATATTGGCATCCTTTCAAAATCTTGATAGGAAACCTTTAACAATGTTGTTAAATAATAAAATTCGTCGATTTGACTTTTCCTATACTCAGAAGAAAGGGCGAAAAAAGTCGACCCCAAAACCAACATTCACTGTTAGTTTTTCTCCTGACGGGGTCATAATTGTTTTGTTCATGTCTAATCTTGGTTCATTTTCATTCATGAAGTTTCTAATGAACTTTGAATCAGCAATTGGCATCGACTCAATAAACTTAGCAATTTGTGCTCTGTCTCTTGAACCATCCACTTCTAATATTTCTCTTTCCATTCTCCACGTAACTTTTGGTACAACTCTACCTTGTGGATATGTCGAAGCCATACGGCTGATGTCTTGAATCTCACCGTAAGATAATGGTTTAATCTTAATAGTCGATTGTGATTTTGGTAACATTACAGTAAATGTACCATCTTCATTTGGTTTTTGATTACTAATAATTGACAATTCGTCCAACATAACAGTGGTTTGAAATTGTTTTCTAGTTACAGGGTCAGTAACATTGATAGTCATTTCAGGACCAAATGCAGTATTTCTTAAAAAGATAAGAATCGCCTCAACATCACCTTCGATTAAGTCTTCAACTTTAATGTCTGGTTCATATATTTTAGCTCTCAACAAAGCCATAGTTAAGTCATTCGCCCCACCCATCAAAATATTTTCATCTGATGCGGTAAGATAACCAACTTTAATAGCTTTCTTTTTATTCTTGTAAAATACTCCTTGTGAGGGTAATTGAACCACGTCATGTGGTAGTGTAAAATTTTCTTGACCGAAGTCTCTTGCTTGATTTTCCATATAAAAAAATAACCGTAAAGTTTATTAGCTTTACGGTTAAATATAAATGAGTATGATTTTATGTAAATAGTATTAGTATACTAACAAACATCTATCCATTCTTAAAGAAGCTGTGATATCAGCTAACGCATCTTGACTATAAGACAACTGTCCAAAGTTCACATCTGTTAAGAATGTTCCATAAAGAATCCATTTCTCAACAACAACTCCTGTAGGGTCCAACATTTCAAGGTCGATGTCTTTTTTGTAACCCGCAGCATAACCCATACGACCTGTCACTGATTCAGCGTGTAAACGAACCCACTCCATAAGTGCTTGAGCCGCAGATGGTCCAATAGGGTCACGGAACTTAACACTAATCGGGTCCCAGTTAAATCTACCTGCAACGAATGTAGATGTGTTTAAGAATTGAATTTCAGTTGCTCCAATCTTGATAGATGGTCTTGAAGCACTTTCAACAAACCATTCGTTAATACCTAAACTTGATGGAAACCTTAAGATGAAACGGTTCTGGCGTTTCGGTTCGTAA